AAGGCGGCAGAGCCGGCTACTAAGCCTGCTCCAAAACCCGCTCCAAAGGCAGCATCAAAGCCTGCGAGCAAGCCTGCACCTAAAGCAGCACCAAAGAGTAAGGACTAATGGAAAAGATTTTCAATCTTACCTCTACCTTCAAAACTCTAGATGAAGACGATGGAGGAGTTCATATCTGCGGAATGGCTAGCACAACTGATTTTGATCGTGCTGGCGATACTATTGATGCGGAGGCATGGACAAAGGGTGGTCTGAACAATTTTGAAAAGAATCCTATTATTCTTTTTAATCATGACTATAACAAGCCAATCGGACGCGCTACAGGACTAAAAGTCACTGAAAACGGTCTTGAATTAAAGGCTAAAATTTCTAAATCTGCACCAGATCATGTGGCGCAATTAGTAAAAGAAGGCATTCTTGGAGCTTTTTCTGTTGGTTTCCGAGTCAAGGATGCTGATTATCTAACGGAAACTGACGGATTAAAGATTAAGGATGCTGAGTTGTTTGAAGTATCAGTGGTATCGGTACCTTGCAATCAAGCAGCAACTTTTTCTCTGGCGAAATCATTTGACTCTATAGAAGAGTATAATGAGTTCAAGAAAACTTTCACCAATCGTGTAGATCTAGCCGGTCAGTCTCTGGCTAAGGATGAAAATTCATCGGTAGCTAGTGAAACACCGGACGAAGCGGAAAAATCCGCCGACAAGGAGATCATTATGTCGGAAGTACAAACTCCCGAAGTCGACTTGGAAGCTTTTGCGAAGAAAGTAGCAGAAGAGACTGCTGCTAAGATTGCATTGAAGCAAGCCGAGCAAAAAGCTGCCGAAGAGAAGGCAGCTCAAGAAGCAGAAGAGAAGGCGGCTCAAGAAGCTGCTGAGAAAGCTGCTCAAGAAGAAGAAGTTCAATCAGCTATTCGTGTAGGTGTTGAGTCAGGTGCTGATCGCCTGATGGCAGACATCGAGTCTAAGCTGGCTGAGAAGGACGCAAAGATTGAAGAAGTCGTTGCATCTTTCCAAGCACAACTTCAAGAGAAAAATGAAGAGCTCACCAAAATTCGCGAGTCAAAGCGTGTATTCGCTGATCGTGAAGGTGGCGCTAACATCAAGGGCAACAAAGAGCTTATGTATGCACACCTCCTGGGCGTTATGACTCAGAAGGGCTTTGATACTGACTATGCTAAATCTGTATTTGAGAAAGCTGGTATCGGCTACACAGGCGCTGCAAATGCTCCTGATATTGCTCAAGAGGTTTCTACTCAAATTGAGAAGGAAATCGAGCTTGAGTTGCGTGTTGCAAATCTGTTCCGTGAAATGACTGTAAACTCTAAGTCTACTGTTATTCCTCTGCAGACTGATGTTAACACTGCAACTTGGTCAACTGGCGGCGAAGATGCTAACGCTTCTAAGGCTGCTGGCGGTACTGGTTTGGGCAACCGTGAATCAACTGATGACGTTCAGGGTACTTATAATGCAAAGCAGAAGATCCTGACTGTAGATCGTTTGATTTCTACTACTTACATGGACAACTACATCGACGAGGAAGTCCTTGTAAATCTTATGCCTATGCTGACTCAAGGTATTGCACGTTCACACGCTCGCGCTGTTGATAAGGCAATCCTGAATGGTAATGGTGCAGGTATCGCTGGTCTCGACGCTATGGCGATTGCTGGCGGTAACTCAGGTGCTGGTGCTAGTAACAAGTTTGCTGCTGCCGGTTCTGTTGCAACTATTGCTGCGGTTGATCTTGTATCTCTCCGTAAGTCAATGGGTGTATATGGCCTCATGCCACAAGACATTGTTTACATCGTATCACAAGATGCGTATCATGATCTGATTAATGATCCTGAGTTTGACAACGTCTTCGAAGTCGGTTCAGACCGCGCTCTGAAGCTGACTGGTCAAGTTGGTGCAGTTTATGGCTCACCCGTAGTTATCTCTGACAACTTCGTAGCTCCTACGGCTACTACTGTTGCTGGTGAGAACGCCGGTGTTATCGCCGTAAACACTTCTAACTTTATTATGCCACGCCTCCGCGGTGTATCAGTAGAGACTGACTATGAAGTTGCTGCACAGCGACGCCTCATTGTTGGTACTCAACACCTTGGATTTGACGAGTTGTTTGACTCTGTAGCTGGTAAGGCTGCTGCTGTTAAGCTCGACTACGCATAATCTTGAACTGGGGAGGGCAACCTCCCCAAGTTTTTATTAATTGACTTATGGCTAATTTAATAACTCTCACTGAGTATAAAGACATGGAAGGCATACAGAATCCGAAAGATGATTACAATCTTTCGCAGCTTATTACGTCTGTGAGCCAATTAGTAAAAACTTATTGTGGAAATACATTTGTAGATTTTTATTCTACAGATAAAGTTGAGACATTTACCATTGATTGGAATACTCATTTAGTACAACTAACTGAAAGTCCTGTAGTATCGGTAAGTGCCGTAGAAACAAGAGATTCAGTCACCTCTAGTTATCAGGCTGTGACAAGCACAAATTACTATCTGGACGAAAACACAGATACTGTATTCTATGTGACTGGATCTTCTTATCGAAACTGGCCGAGAGGACCAGGTGCTGTAAAAGTTACTTATCGTGCTGGGTACTCAACTCTGCCTAGCGATTTAAAGCTGGCGGTAATTGATTTAATTACTTACTACTACAGAGATGAGTACAAGGAGAGAAAAACTCTTGCAGGTGCAACTTTACAGAATCCCGGAACTAGCAGCCAAGACAGTAGTGTAGCGTTTCCTGACCATATAAAACGCGTACTTGATCTGTATAAAAACTTTTAATGTCTCGTTCTAGCTTAGAGGCTTTTTTACTTGATTTAGAAAAAGACCTATCAAAAACTAGTGATGCGTATAGAAGACAAACTGCTGATAGGCGAACAAACCATTTTGTTTTTCTTCCTCGATTGTTTGTAGAAGAAATAAAAAAAGAATTTGAACATAGAGATATTCTTAATCTTTTTGGAAAAGAAGACGTTCAAAACTATGTAGAGACTGGTGCAGATAACATATTTCAAGCTTGTAGAACACAAGCTCAAAGTTTTAAAAAAACAAGAGATGTTAGGATAGTTTCAAATCAACATTTTATTAAAGTAACTCTTTTAGAGACTGCAAATCCTAAAGCAACACCGGATCAAAACCCTAACTTTAATAATTTTGACAAGTTAAAAAAATTATACACATCAGAATTAAATACTTTTGTACTTGGGTTGAATGAGTTTTTAAAAGAGCAATATAACCGAAGATTGAATAAAGCTGTAAAAGACGGATACTTTGATACAGAAAAAAAGCGGTTTATACGAAATGACCGCATGAAAGAAGGCAAAACAGAAATAACAAAAGGTACAGATCTTGTTGAAGGCGGCCACATGGAGGGCGCTGGAATTTTAGAAAGTAGAGTCAGAGATGCAATTGATACTGCTATAAATCAAAACTATACTTCAAAAGCTAGTCGAGAAGTATTAATGTCTAATCTTGAAGCTTTAGGAATTAATTTAGATCTTATACGAGACGATTCCACAGAAAGTTTTATATTTAGCGCCCAAAGCCTAATGGACAATAGAAACGCTGGCTTTGAAAGCGCAAGGTTGAAAGATGAGCTACTCGCTCAAATTCGCGCAGGAATTAAAAGATTAAACAATAAAAAACCGATTGCTGGTTTAAAAGGTTCCGATACCCCTACTCAGAGATTTGAGAAAAAAGCAACTAAAGCTGTACTAAAAGAGTTTAAAAAGAAAAAAGGGGTGACAACCTCTAAAGAGCCTAAGATAGAAAACTCAACAAGAAAAGCTTCTTCTACTAGCAGCTCTAAGTTAAAAAAGACCTCTACTGCGGCGCTCGGAAAAGCAAAAGTACCAAAAACAAAATTTCCTGTAGCTAAAACACAAAAATCGCCTTACTCAATAGCAAGTTACATTGGTATATTTAATCAACAGTTGCCGGGAGTGGTGCAAAAAAATATGATACCTCCTGCTTTACAAAATCAAACAGGAAGATTTGCAAGCAGTGTTCGAGTAACAGACATTACTCGAACTGCAAAAGGATTTCCAAGTATTGGCTACACATATCAAAGAAATCCATATGAAACATTTGAGCAGGGAAATCGTCAAGGTAGTGTAGATCGAGATCCTAGAAAGTTAATTGATAAGTCAATCAGAGAAATAGCCGTTCAGTTTGCTATTGGAAGATTTTATACTAGGAGAGTGTAAGTGTCACAGTCATTTGTCGGAAGACCTTATACAACTCGCCGCTCTGCAATAGTAGATGCTTTAGTTAGAGAGCTAAAGAAAATTGACGGAAGCGGAGA